GTGCCGGATCCACAACAAGCCGCTGTACGCGATCTCGGGCAGTGCCGGCGGATGCTGGGTAGACGTAGGCATCACCCGAGTCCGGTTCCTGCGGGACACACCAAACGCAAAAGTTAACGAGATCGGCACGATTACGCGAGTGATGGGGCTGGGCCGGGTCGAGGTGACGCTCGAGGACGGGCGTGTCCAGCGCATAGATAAGCACCTGCTGCATTTACTGAAACCAGATGAGTAAGGCGCTAAAGCGAATAGAATAGATTCAGCAGGACAACCAGCGTTGACGCGCTGATTGCCCCTGACCGAGACCACAACCAGGGAGGGTTGCGGAATGGCTGACGATAGTTTAACCAATCAAAAGAAGTGCAGGAAATGCAGGCTGATCAAGCCGCTTGATCTTTTTCGTAGTTCTGTTCATGTATTGGCAAACGGTGAGAAGAAACGATATTACAACGAATGCAAGGATTGCCATGCAGAGTACATTCGTTCGCGTCCGGTCTTACCGTTGAAACCAGCAACTGGCGAGTTTATACTCAACCCCCGCATTCCGGTTGCAAAGAATTGCCGGGTATGTGGTGAATTGAAGCCTGTAGGTGATTTTTACACTTACAAGTACACAACGAACCAAGGCAAGTTGAGTGTTCGTCTGGATGGGGATTGCAAGGCATGCAACGTGGCTCAACGGAGTCAGGCTGAAGCTCGTGTAAAAGAGAATGCGCGGCAACGCAGCCACCGTCGATCTCGTCCGGAAGTACACCAGGCTTACCTTGCAAAGAGACGCGCCGAAGACAAGTTGTCTGTCACTGAAAAACGTTGTCGTAAATGCAAAGAGGTTAAGCCAGCGGCAGAATTTTATGAGCGGCTGGTCACGCGAGATGGGCTGCATAGCCAGTGTCGAGCTTGTGTTATCGCGGTCGGTGCGGCTTACGTTAAGACAATAGACCCTAAGCGTCGAGTGCTATGGATGAGAAAGGCTTTGCTCAAGGCGTATGGGATGACTCTTGAGCAATACGAGGAGATGGCAGCTTCTCAAAATGGTGCATGTTTGATTTGCCTAAGAACGGAAGTGGATCTTTGCGTGGACCATTGCCATAACAGCACTAAGGTGCGTGGTTTACTCTGCAAGCGATGTAATGCGGTTTTGGGGTTTATATCGGAAAGCAAGGAAACAGCGTTGCGTCTGGCTGAATATATCGACAAAAGGTGCGGTACTTCATACGTCTAAATTTTGTATCCAGGCCAGCTGGGAAGATATCCCGCATCTCACCAGGCAAGCTAAGGATGAACTTTGGCAAAGCATCCCAATTTACCAAAGGGAAGCTCGCAGCAAAGGTATTCCTGCTTTAGGAAGCGGAGCCATTTATCCAATCAGTTTGGAAGATCTCATAGTCCCTGATTTTCCGATACCTGATCACTGGCCTAGAGCATTTGGAATGGACATTGGCTGGAGCCGAACGGCAGTGGTCCACGGAGCGCTGAACCGGGACACCGACGTACTGTACTTGTACAGCGAATACTACCGTGGTGAAGCGGAGCCGGTCATACATGCTCAAGCAATCCTAGGCAAAGGGAAATGGATCACCGGCGCGATAGACCCGGCAGCACGAGGTAGGGGCCAAATCGACGGGCGCAATCTGTTACAGATGTACACCGATCTTGGGTTGGACCTTAAGCCGGCGGATAACGCGGTGGAAGCGGGCCTGTATACCGTTCTGACGAGGATGGCCGCGGGAAAACTCAAGATCTTCCAGAGTTGTCAGAACCTGTTGTCGGAACTTCGGCTATACCGTCGGGACGAACGCGGACGTGTGGTAAAAGAGCGTGATCACTTGTGCGATTCGATGAGGTATCTGTGCATGGAGCTGCACAACGTAATCAAGACCAAGGTGGAGACGCTGCCGGAAGACCGCGAGTACCTGACGCCGGAGCGCAGTTACGCCTCGACTGGTTGGATGAGCTAAGGAGATAGCTATGGGAATGTGTACCGCGTGCAGTGAAGATTCTGTGCGAATCAAGCCGTCTGTAAAACGTAAGCCTGCTGCAAAGGCCAAGGTAGCGAAGGTGATGGACGAGTTCTCGAGCGGGAATCTCAGGAGTTCCAGTGGCGAGCCGGTAAAGCGTAAAGACCAGGCGATTGCGATCGCCTTATCGGAAGCTAAACGTGTAGCTAAGAAAAAGACCTAGTTTCTTTACCCATGTACGGTATTTCGCGGGTCTTCCTGCCAAGTGGAGAAGGCGCCTTCGTCGAGTTCCCATTCGCCGGTCTTGTAATTTACCCACGCCATGACGTGCTTATCTGTTGCTTTCTCAATGAGGAACGCATTTGCGATGTAGTGGGTCCATCCACCTCGCACCAGGGCACCGTGAACTGTGTAGGCATCCCCCACGATTTGGGAGATACGTCGAAGTTTCTTCGGTCCGAGAGCGCACTTAGCCATTAGTAACCCTTCTATCTAAACACCGCAAATGTCAGACTACGCGACCGCGCAGGCATTGCTTCCGGGCTTGCCTGGGAAAACTGCGCCTTCTAAAAAAGACACAGAAGATTTCTTGGCGACGGCACGGGCCCGGTTCGATCTGGTCGCTGTGTATGAAGCGGAGTATCGAAAAATTGCGCTAGATGATGTCCGCTTCTATGACGGGGACCAATGGGCTCAGGAAATTGCCACTCATCGCAAGCTCGATCACCGTCCGTGCCTCACGATTAACCGACTGCCGCAGTTCGTGCATCAGGTATCGAATAACCTCAAGCAGCTCAAGGCCGCGCCTAAGGTAAGCCCGGTAGACGCGCAAGGGGACCAGAAGACCGCAGAGGTAATGCAAGGCCTGCTGCGTCACATCGAGACGCAGAGCAACGCTGACGCGGCACGCAGTTATGCTGCGTTCTATGCCGCGGTATGCGGGCGCGGGTGGTATCGGATTGTCACCAAGTATGTCGAGGGGAACACCTTCGATCAGGAGATCTACGTACAGAGGATCAAGAACCCGCAGACGGTGTATATGGACCCGAGCTGCCAGCAGCCGGATTACTCGGACGCGAAGTACGCCTTCATCGTCGAGGATTTAACCGAGGATGCCTACAAGGAACGCTACCCCGACGAGGACTTATCGAGTGCCGAGGATTACCGCTCGCATGGGGATGGATCCCCGGTATGGCGCTGGGAAGGCGGGGTCCGGATAGCGGAGTACTTCTGCCGGCACACGCGCCAGGAAACGATTGTGATGTTACCGGATGGAACGATACTGCCGCTTAAGGATGCTCCTGAGGGCGCACCGGTAATTCGCAAGCGCGTTGTCGATGTGCCTTACGTCGAGTGGTCCGTCATCAACGGGGAGAAAATACTCGAGCAGGCCGAGTGGCCAGGCAAGTATATTCCGCTGATCGGCGTGGTTGGGGAAGAGTACGACGTGGACGGCAAGGTGTCGATGGTGGGCATGGTGCGGCACGCGAAGGATGCCCAGCGGATGTTGAATTACTGGGAGTCGGCGAAGACCGAGATCATCGCGCTCGCCCCGAAGGCCCCATTTATTGTGGCCGAGGGCCAGATCGAGAACCACGAAAAGGAGTGGGCTCAGGCAAATAGCAAAACGTTCGCGTATTTGCAGTACAAACCAAAATCTGTTGGTCAGGAGATGGTTCCTCCTCCGCAACGGCAGGTGTACGAGCCACCGGTGCAGTCGATTACCGTGGCGCAGATGCAAACTGTGGATCACCTGAAGGCGACCACGGGCGTATACGATGCGAGCCTCGGCAACCGTAGCAACGAGACCACCGGGGTAGCGATCAAGGCGAGGCAACTGCAGGGCGATGTCGCCAATTACCACTACAGCGATAACCTCGCCATTGCGATCACTCACGAGACCCGGGTATTAATCGATTTAATCCCGAAAATATACGACAGGCCGGGGCGGATTATCCGGATAATCGGCGCGGATAATACCGAGAAGCAGGTCCCGGTCGGGATGCCCTTCGACGATCAGGGGATTCAGCGCTTATACGATCTAGGGCTGGGGCGTTACGACGTGGTGGCGGATGTCGGACCCTCGTACAAGACGAAGCGTGAGGAAAGCAGGGAGGGTATGCTGGGGTTCGCGCAGGTGGCGCCGGAGCTCGTGCCGCAGTATGCCGATCTGTATGTCGAGTCGCAGGACTGGCCGCTATCGGATGCGATTGCCGAGCGGGTGCGCCCTCCGAATATCCCCCCGAAAGGACAAGAACAACTCCCGCCCGCGGCAATGCAGCAGATTAACCAATTGCAGCAGCAGAATCAGCAGCTACAGGAATCGCTGCAACAGGCGACGGAAGCACTGAACGTCCAGAAGATTCAGATGGACGCGAGTGAACGCATGCAGGCTCGGGACATCCAAAGCAAGATGGCGATGCTCGAGCAGAAGCTCGCGAGCGATCAGTCGAGAGACTCGCAAAAGAACCGGGTGACGGTAGCGACTACCGAGTCGAAGGTGGACAGCGAGGAATCGATTGCGCAACTGAACGCGGAGACGCGGCTGGTAGCGGAGAAGATGAAGCAGAATGGCCCGCCGCGTCCGCCGTTGACCGCGTTTGAACGAGAAGACTAGATGCCCTACCCTGCCGGCGTAACGCCCCCGGTGACACAGCGCCGGAACATGACGCCTGAGGAGATTGCTGCCCTCTGGAATGAGCCCGGGATCACCCCAACGCTACCGCCGTTGAATCCGATGGATCTGGCGATGCTGGGGCTGAGCGGTCCCGCGGAAAGCGCGGGGTTACCCCCAACGCTGTTGCAGATGGTCAGATACAAGAGGCCGGGGGTATCGGCGTTGGCACAAGAAGCAGCGGCAGCATATCACCAGACGCCTCGAGTAGATCCGATTGGTGCGAAGAACACGGTGTTTCATGCAACCTCTCCGGAGTCTGTAGAGAGGATTCTAGGTGCGGGAGAGATTGTTCCTGATCCAGGCCAATTAGCGGATTCGGGGTTGAGGTCCTGGCAGGAGTACACCAAGCTTCGACCACTTGAGCGAGAGGCTCAGATTCCCACCGCGTATTTAGATCAGGCAAAGCAATTGGCGCAGCAACGCGGGATTGCTCCCGGAAAGATCAAGGGCGCTTATGAGCGAACATCCGGGCGGGAATCGGGCTCGGTCAAAGGCGGAGATTTCGGTTGGTTTTTACGAGATTTGTTTGGAGAGGGAACAGATGCCGCCTTAGCGCAGTTCGGGTATCGGCAGACGCCGGAGGACTACGCTCAAGTACGTGGTGTTTCTGTATCTCGTGTTCCGCGAGTGGCGAGCAAAGCCACGAGGGCTGCCTCGTTTGTGATCGATCCGGAGAAGATGGGCCCCTCGCGTCCGTTCACTGAACCGGATTACCAGAAGACTAAGGAATTGCAAAACTCCTGGTTCACAGGAGAGGTCCCGATGAATCAGCAGTTCGAGTTTGAGAACCGCACCTACGATACGGCTATTCCTCGAGATGCGATTCGTGAATTGTGGCTAGACAAGGCTGCGATTGGGGCTGACCCGTTGTATTGGGGATCGGGAGCGGAGCGTCCGCACGACATAGCCGAGAGGATGCGCGAGATTGCCAAGCAGTACGGGATTCCGTTGCGTGAGTTTGAATCCGGGCGTGAGATGCATGCCGGTCGCGCCACGCTATCGGATATGGCCAAAAGGAAGAAAAAGTAGATGCCTGCTTTCGACGTGGCGGGGGCCCGGAGAGCCGGTTACGACGACAAGGAGATTCTGTCGTATGTGGCCGGCGAGGAGAATCCGGACCTGTTACCCGGCACCGATGCGGAGAAGATCCGCCTGTTGCTGGCCCGCAACGGGAAGCACATGCTGGATGTCGAGTACCTCTCCCCGACGCAGCTAGAGCCGATGCAGGAAGTGCAGTTTCAGGACTGGGCAAAGCGCAACAAAGTCCGTTTGGAACCGGGATGGAACGAAGACTACGACATGCGTGGTCTGTGGAAGGCAAACCCGGGCGCTGTCCCTGACCCGAGGGGTCACTGGCCGGACACGTACAAGCTGCCGAACCACCCTACGTTCTCGGATCAGTCGGTGTATGCAACGGAGGATGCGCCCCGGTGGTACGGGAAGCGGCTGATTGACTCGCAGGGCAAGGTGATTGCGGATGAGTCGGATGGCCCATTAGACCTGCCGGAGCTTCCCGCCCCAACGTTGCCGCAGGGCCTGAGTGGTCCATCAGCCGGCGTTCCCGGCAGCGTGCCGCAGACGGGTGAACGGCGCAACCTGACGCCTCAGGAGGCTGATGCGTTGTGGAGTGAGCAGGGGATACAGCCCACGCTACCACCGACTTCGCTACTGGACATGGCCATGCTGGCGACTAGTGGCCCGGAGCAGGATGCCGGGATTCCGTTGTCGATGCTGGCAGCAGTTCGCAACAAGAAACCGAGTGTATCGGCATTGGCGAGAGAGGCTGTGGAGCATACGGCTGTTCCGAAAGCTACCCTACCCCGGTTGACTGACAACTACTTAAAGCCACTTTCGGAGTACACGCCTACGCTGTACCGCGAAACGAATATGCCGGGAGTCATGGACTTTCTCGAGCACAACGTCAATCCGCCTACGGTATTGCACGGTTCGAATCTTCGCGATCTGGCGTTAGGGCAAGGCACGAACAAAGGGGTGACGGTCGAGCTCGACACCAAAGGGTTAAAGGGCCAGGTCAACACGCGTAAGCCGTCATGGGAGATGTCCTACGGCAAGGGCGAAGCCGAGTTCGAGATCAAAAACCCCACCAGCGAAGCATTGCAGGAATCCGTGCGCTCTATCACCGTCAAGCCCGAAGCCTTGAAGGGCCGGGAAGGGAAGACATGGGGCACACGATTTAAAAACACGATGAAGCAGCAGGGCTGGGAGCCGCAGGCGAATCCTGACGGCAGCGTTACGTATATCAAGCCAACACGCGAGTAACCTTACATGTCATTAGTTGTTAGTTCCACCACCGACAGCCAGGAAGCCGTGAACGCAGCGGCCGGCATCGAAGCCCCGGTAGAAGAGCAGGCGCAGAAGCCAACGTCCCCGGTTCCACTCGAGGATCCCGACACCGAGGAAGAGGAACCCGAGGAGCCGGACGAGGAGGATTCCGATAAACCAGCAGCCGAAGCGAAGAAGCCGAAGGGTGGGTTTCAGCGTAAAATCGAGCGTCTGCAGGCGCAGAACGAGCAGCGCGAGCAGCGTATCCGGGAGCTCGAGGCGGAACGCCAACGGTACGCGCCGCCACCGCAGCAACAGCAACCCGCAGGCCCCCCGAGAGCCGAGGATTACCCCAACGATTACGAGGCGTACAACCGGGCGGTGATCCGCTATGAGGCGCGGCAGGAAATCGAGCAGGAGTTTGCCGCCCGGGTGCAGATGCAGCGCCAGATGGCGGAGCAGAAAGCGCAGCAGGAAATTGACCAGCGCTGGCACCAGGGGGTGAGCGCGTTGCGGCAGGAAGCCGCGGACTTCGAAGATACGCTCGAGAACGTATCGCACATCATTATGCCGCCGTGGATTGAAGCGGCGATCAAGCGGGATCCGAACGGAGCGAAGTTGGCTTACGAGCTGGCACGCCACCCGGAAGAGTTTCAGAAGATCGCCGAGATCCCGAACCCGCTGGAAGCGATTTCTGCTCTGGGCGAGTTTCGAGGGTCGATCAAAGCTACAGCGGCAGCACCGCGCAAAGTTGCATCTGACGCGCCGGCACCCATTAGGCCAGTGGGTCAAAGCGCCTCAGGGACACGGGTTACCCGTTCGCTCGATGAGTTGTCCTACCAGGACTACAAGCGGGCCCGCGAGCGGGAGATCAAAGCGCGGAAGCAGCGCTAGGCGACCGTCGTGAGATAGACGCCTGGCGAACCAACTAACCGGTTAGGTAACTACCGCTGAGAAGCGGAAGGAGAACAATACTGTATGGCTGGAAACAGTCTCTTGACCATGAGTATGATCACACGCGAAGCTGCGCGTGTTCTTGAAAACAACCTCTGTTTCGCGAAGCAGATACGTCGCACGTAAAATTATGCGTCCCGGTTGAGTAATCAGCCGGTGAAAACGTCGAGAATTCGGTGAACGCCTAAACGCATCGCGCTAAAGCGAAGACGCGCATGGCAACACCGAGCCGAGCCGCAAACAATGCGGAAGGTGTAACGACTATCCCGTAAGGGAGTAGGGTCAAGCGGCCCGAAGCACGACGGATCCCATGTGGATCATGAGATAGTCTGACCTCTGTGCGAAAGCCAGAGCAGTCCGCCGCGCTAAAGCGAGGAAAGGACGGGTTCAGAAGTAGCGATCTGAACTGAACATAAGTGATGCTGACGAATTTGCTCGTTCCGGTGCCAAAATTGGCAGCGTTTTAAACATAAGAAAGCCCCCCAAGTACATTGGGCGCGTTGGTAGGACCTGCGCGATTGAAGACGTAGTCGAGACCAGTGTGCCGTTGTCCCTCACAACGCAATTCGGTGTGGACATGTCGTTCACATCGGCTGAGATGGCGCTAAGCATCGACGACTTCTCGGATCGCATCTTGAAGCCCGCGATTGCCGTTGTCGCCAACAAGATCGACCGTGATTTGCTGTCTCTGTACAACGTGGTACCCAACGTTGTGGGAACCGCGGGAGTCGTGCCCAACGCATTGCTCACGTACTTGATGGCGGGGGTGGCCTTGGATGACAACATGGCGCCTCGCGATAATCAGCGGGCCATCGTCGTAAATCCGATCCAGCAGGCAACCATTGTGGACGCGCTCAAGGGCTTATTCCAATCCGCTTCGCAGATCGAGGATCAGTACGAGCAGGGCACGATGGGCCTGACCGCTGGATTCAAGTGGTGTATGGATCAGAATGTGTGGACCCACACCGCGGGAGCCTATGGCGGCGCTCCGGTGGTTTCGGGGGGCTCGCAGGTAGGCAGCAACCTGCTTGTCTCGGGGTTCACCGCCGCTGCGGCCCCTCGTCTCAAGAAGGGCGACATGTTCACGCTGGCGGGTGTCAATGCCGTTAATGGGCAGAACCGGCAGACGCTCGGCTACCTGCGAACGTTCGTAGTCACCGGCGATGTTTCCTCCG